GGAAAAGGTTTCATTGACAATCCTATAATATCACCTATATATGGGTTATTAAAATGAAAGGAAACACTTATGACAGACATGAGTAAATACAAAAATGTTTCTCTAACAAAAGAAACATACGCTACATTAGATAAGTTATCAAAGGTATTATTGCCCGATGCTAAGTTATCCATAGCAAAGACCATAGAATCAATAGCAAACGAGAAAGCGAAGAAATTAAATGGCAAAATTAAAAAAGGGTAGAATCAAAGTACACATTTGTGAGACATGCCACGGAAATGGGTATGTCAGGGTTGCAAAAATTGATGGTGATCCTGCACTAGATTTTAGAGATAGAAGCGAAGTCCACCAATGTTGGGACTGCGATTCGGAGGGAGAATTTTATGAGACGGTTGATGATAATCTTATTGATGACGGTCCTTCTAACAAGTTGCACTAAACTAGAGTTTGATGGGTTTGATCCAACGACTACAGCTTTAAGATGGATTATGAAAAATGATGCTAAATAAAATTTTACAGTATAGAAAAGGACGAGCTCCAGGTGACCAAAAATGCTTAGCGCTAAACACCTCTGGAGGTTACATATCGGGATTCGTAAAACATACCCTGAGTATTCGAGCCTTTGGTGACCCGTTAGTACGTGCACGGAAAGCGGGCATTTGATGGTACCAGAAACAGATAGAGCATACATTGCAGGACTCTTTGACGGAGAAGGTTCGATACATTTTAAACGTGGTATCGAAAAGAAAAAGAAACACAAAGGCAAAGGCCATAGATTATCTAATAGTTTAAGATTATCCATGGAGATAACCATGACAGATCAATCCGTATTAATATGGGTGCATGAAGTCTTGGGTGTTGGAACCTTGACCAAGAAACCAAGAAAAGGTAAAAGAAGAGATGGCACACCATATCTTATGCAATGGAGATGGCGCTGCACATTTAGAGACGCATACTATGTCTGTTGTTTAATCTGGCCTTGGGCACATACAAAGTTACCAAAGATTAATCAAGTCATCGATCATTACGGAAGACATGTCATGAATGGTAAAGTAGTATCTTTAGATGAATATAAAAAGGGGATGGGTTTAGAATGATGTTAAAAATATATTTATGGATTATGGGTTGGTCTGGTAAGATCAACAGTTGGGCGTGGCGTAAACAGGCGGCGATTGTTCGAGAGAAGAATCGTAAAGAAGAAGAGGATTATTTAGAGGAGTTAAAGAATAAACTATGACACCAGGTCAAGCGTTAGGTATGTTATTTGTGGGAGTTGTAGCCTTATCGATAGGAGGTGCGGTAGCCTTTTTGATATTAAGAAAGGTATATCGAGAGATACATAAATCTAAGAAAAGGTTTGATGATTTAGAATGAGAGATAAAATATTAGAAAGTGTAGCTAAATTGAAAAGCGGTAAGACGTTTATTATTAATTGTTATGATAAACGAGATAGAAGAATTGAAAGACGTATAACCTGGTGGTTAGAAAGGTTGGAAAAATTAGAGAAATCATGATGAGTGATAAAGACTGCCTAGACTACCACAACATAGGCAAACCTATTAAGTATAGTGATAAATACAAGTATGTTAGTGGACAAATGTACGAGCACCACGGAACACGGATGTATGATTTTGGTGGTGAGAAACTACCATCAGTCACTACAATTTTAGGGTTGACAAAGGACCAAACTTTTCTAAAGGACTGGCAGGCAAAAATTGGTCATGAAAAAGCAGAACAAGTTAAAAATCATAGTAGTAAGCGGGGCACATCCGTGCATAAATTCTTGGAGAGTTACATCACAGGAATTGGGTACGATGACCTATCTTCCATTGGCACGGAGGCTAAACCGATGGCTGAAAAGATTATCGAGATTGGTCTTACACCTGTTGAAGAATACTATGGGTCTGAAATAAGTTTATATTATCCTGGCCTATACGCAGGTTCAACTGATCTTGTTTGTCTACACAACGGCTTAGAGACTATCGTAGATTTTAAACAAGCTAATCGTCCAAAGAAAGAAGAGTGGGTTGAGGATTATAAACTGCAAATCGCGGCGTATGCCATGGCACACGATTATGTGCACGGGTCACAGATCCGTCAAGGTGTGATCATGATGTGTACGCCAGACTTATATTACCAAGAATTTAGGATCACGGACCATGAACTACGGACATGGAAACACAAGTTTCTCAAACGACTAGACATGTATCATGAGATAAAGTTTAGTGAGAAAGAACAAGCGAACGTAAAAATGAAACCGGAGGACTTCAAATGAAAGTGAAAAGAAAACTACATGGCTACTATTTTGACGGTTACAAATCTTGGATTTTGTACGAAGATGAGCATGGTAGAATAATAAAAAGGAGATGGAAAGATGAACGATAAGTTGTTTAGAACGCTTCTAAAGAGATACGAAGCAGAAATAGAAGATGCGTTGTACAAGTTACAATGTATTGAGGAGCACAACCTAGTGATACCAGAACATGTGGATATTACAGGGGAGGTCGATACGTTGCTGGGCAAGATAGGCAAGGCAGAAGAAAAGTTGTCCGTAATGCGGAAATATTGTGTCAAAAATGAGGCAAACAAGAACGTTTTGTAGAAACCCATGGAACCATGGAACTTTGATGGAACTTTTTTTTCGGTCTAGAATCCGCTCTATATATAACTAATTTAGACCAAATCACTAAAAAGTTCCACGTACCATGACATTTTTTTGATCCATTGTCAAAATACATTTTGGTTTAAAAGAGTATATATAGTATAAAAGTTTATGCCTAGGAAAAGACGAAAAGCAATAGCCTCAATAACTCCCAATATACCTTATCCTAAAGTCCGGGTGGAGTGGATCGACTGCGTGAGCGACTCGGGCTGGGCTACTGAGAAAGAGTTTGATAAGATGAAGTTTGCAAGACCAGTCAATGAGGGTTGGTTATACTCAAAAGATAAAAATTCTGTAAAATTATTCGCATCATACGACAGAGAAGATGATGGTAGTTTTAGTTTTGGGGATCGGACGATGATTCCTCGGTCTTGGGTAAAGAAGATTCAGAAACTTTAGATGGAGTTACATCAATTATCTGTCCGTAGTCGGTTAAAAGCTGTTTCATTTTTGCTTCTAATTCTTGTTCTGACATGTCCTCTAGTTTTCCTGTTTTTATTATTTTTCTATCTATGTACAATCCTGCTGCTTTTCCTCTGTTTGCTTCCGCATTCACTGCAGAAGAGAATGATCCTTTTTTCAAGGCAGCTTCTCTAAGTCTTGCAAGTTCTGCTACGTGTCCCTCGTAAGTCACTTCGTGTTTTTTAAGTCTCTCTTCTTTCAATTCACCAATATACTTTACAACAAGTGGTGATAGTCTTGGGTTACATAACTCTGATCCTTCCTGTCTTGCGCGTTTCGGTGAGTACCCTGCAGCGAGTGCTGCCTCAGTTTGAGTCATAGGTCCATCAGGTCCACCGAATACTAAAAATTCAGCAAATCTTTGTTGCATTTCTGTAAGTCTTTTTGGTAACCCCATAGTTGACTTTTTAAGGTAACTATCCTATAAAGTCAATAATGTTTGTTAAACATCTACAGGAATACTTAGATCAATTTACTAATGGCAAGAAAGGTAATGCAATTTCTAATGCTACTATCTACATGCATGTTGGTGGACATCTTGAAGAGATAAGAAGAATTGAAGTGCAAGAGTCAAATATAATTGGACAACAATCGATTCGTGTAGTATTTAAACCTGCCGACAATAAAGTAATTATCGCTCCGAATAACCCGGAATAGAAAGCACTAGTTACCTTGAAAGCAGAGAGAAAATTATATGCAAAAATTAAAAAATTTATACCTGAAATCTCGTGGATTAGACTTGAAAATCTTAGCCTATCCGGCACTCCTGATCTATTGGGTTACAATGCTAACAGCCACTTTTTTACCATAGAGTTAAAAGTTACGAAGAGTAACAAGGTACGTCTTTCACCACATCAAATTGCATTCCATGTGAAGCACCCGAACAATACTTTTATCTTAGTAGAGCACCTCGGTTCAGGGTGCGTGAAACTTTTTCCAGGGACCATGGTCCGTGAGCTTGACGCTTGTGGCTTCAAGCTTGACGCTTGCTGCTCTGGGCTTGACGCTTGTCGCTTGTACCTTCAGGAGCTTGGTGCTTGACGCTTGAAGCTTGGGGCTCTGCAACCTGCCCACGCGTTGAGTTAGCAGTAGAGTCCTCCCGAGCTTGAAGCTTTAGGCCCGGACCAGGCGAACGCTGGGCTAACTCCGTCGAGTTGCTACACGAGCTAATTGCCTGATCCGAAATGGACGCGGAGTGATCGTTGACCCGCGCCTCTTTATTACGTAGCTTTCGTAATTCTTTATAATAGTTTGGATGTCGAAACATTTCAATGTTTTCCGTATTTAATAGTTTTGATGTTACTGTCCCAGCATGCCCGGCAGTCCCTGCATTCGTTGTCTTGTTGAGCTGCGGGACAGCTGGCCCCTGATGTCACCACCTCTGAAGAGTTGGGCCACGACTCAGGCGCCCGCTGGTCAACCATCGGGGCGCTAAATCGTATGACTAAATTGTCTGGCTTGTCTTTCAGGTGATCCTTT